GTGTGGAAACTACTAAAAAAGGTGGTGGAGCTATTGTTTCAGAAGCAGAAGGCTGGAGTAATGAATACCTTAATCACTAATCAATAGATACAAAAAGGCCCCAGAGAGAAAGGAAAAACTCTGGGGCCTTAGTGCAACTAGCTGAAGTGTTTAACCTTCTTGTGCTAGTTTAGCAAAGTAACTCATAGTATCATCATCGCTATCAGATGATGGAGTTACATTACTTTGCTGCGCCGCTGGAGCTGGCTCCGTTGGAAAGGAAGGACTTGGAGCAGTCTCATCAAGCGTTACAGCTTCAGCCGTAGTCAGTGCAACTCCGGCTTCGCCTAGTACCTTACTTAGTTTTGCACTAAGTTCAGCATAGGACTTATAGTTTTTCGGATCAAGGAAATCCGATAGACTGTGAAGGCGGTTATATACTGCCTCCAACTTTTCATCATCACCTTCGTGCAATGCACTAGCTGATGCAAACTCCGACTTATCATAATTACGATAGCCTTCAACTTGACGAATCTTGAGTTTGAAATCCGCACCTTCCCAGAAATCAAATGGATTGACTGGTTTCTCGTCTTGGAATTGCGGCTGCATAACATCCATAATCTTATCAAAGATCTTTTTACCAAACTTATAAAGGAATACTTTACCTTCATTGTTTGGATTGGATGGATCAGATACGACCATAATATTAGTTACATAATGCAACCTACGTTTACGATCACGAGCCGTAGCTTTATCTTCGTCACGACCTGTATTCCAAAGAACCGAATTCATTTCGCCAACTGGATCTGGTTGTCCAATAGAGGTTAAGCTATTTTCGATATACCACATTCCGGTTGGACCTTTGAACCCATGATCCCAATAACGAACCCACGGGAGATCCTCGCCCGTCGGTGCTGGTAAGAAGCGGAGTACTGCATAACCATTACCTGCTTTATCAACAGTTGGTTTCCAGAACCGCTCATCTGCGTAAGACTTCTTTTCACCTCCGCCAACTGATTCAGCGGCTGAGACTAGGGAAGCGATATCGTTTGCACGATTAGTTTTTAGATTAGCAAATGACATATTTTATTTCTCCTGTATTTTGTATGTCTGAATTATCCACATTTTTCATAATATAATAGTTATTATAACACAGTTTCATTACTTTGTAAAGGACTTTGTTACAATATTTGCAAACTTTTTTCTATCAAAGTTTACAAAACTTTCGTATTTTCTTATTTTTCGAGATACATCTGGCCATAAGATAGTCTCAGTAATTGTCCGGTCTGCTACTTTCATAAACCCTGTAAGCTTATTTAAGATGACCACAGTTTCCAAACAAATATTACCACTCATATATTCCTTAACAATAAAGGGATGAGTTTCAATAGCAAACAGATCTTCAAAAGAGTCAACCTGTTCAGCTAGTGTATTTATATCATTTTCAAAAGTGTAACTCAGAGCCTGAGTTCTCTTCTGCCACTTGGTATAGTTATCCTCATCAGTCATCATATCACCAACCCATTTACGATCTTCAATAAATTGAGATATGTAATAGTTAATAATATCAGGACCTTTGTCGTATTTACGACCAAGCTTTGCAAAATGATATTTGTCTTTTCGTTTCCAAAAGGAAGATGGTTTTGCTGAAGTCTTAAAGTTATACTTAGGCGCATCATAACTATCACTTTCAAAGTGTAGTTTAATTGCTAAGTAGTAGCTATATGCTTCAAATGGTTCCATATTCATTATCTAATCCTAAGTCTGGTTCATCTCGTCAGAGTGGTAGGGTATTACCACCATCATGGGCAATCAGATTCAATTCAATAGCTTCTGCTTGTATCTTTTCTTTAAGAACTGGCCCAATAAGGTTACCAATATCAGCAGGATCTAATTCTCTGGCAGTACAAATTGATAGTACTGCATCCATGTATGGCATCTTAGTTTCGGTTACCTTATCTTCAACCAACTTAGAGAACCTTTTCTTTGTTAATATAATTTCTTCAATCATTTCATTTCCTGTATCCATCGTAGGCCGACATATAATGTGAGGCCTACAATTGCTGTTGTTCCAAATGTTACTTCAAAAAATCCTAATAGACCACATACAAACATTGTAATAATGAATGCATGTAGATCTAATCTTGTCCACTCATCCGCACTCATTTCATAGTTACTTTAATGAGTACGGTATCTTTATTGATACGAGCATTAGGAGTTCCAGTCTTAGTGGTAAGCTTTTTCCAAGCTGTATCTAGTTGCTTGGGCGAACCACTAAGAGCTGTTGGAAGGAACTCATCTGGTTTACGTAGTTTTACTTTACGAGAGCTTTCAATATCTACATTTTTGATTGTAGATCCACTTACCTCAAATCCATTAGGTGACTGACAAAGCAATTCAGTAAACTCTTTGTTCTTTACATTAAAGGTAAAGAGTCTCATAGATCCTGGAATACTCGTTGGTAAAATTGACGTTAGTTTATACTCACTCGACTCCTTAAGATACTGCAGTTTAACCACTTGCTTTTCTGCTGTCTTAACTTTTGGAGTTCGAGTTTTACGAGTTGCTTTTGAAGATGCTTTAACTTTTTCAAGATCAAGTAGCATGTCTTCACAAGCTTTTATTCGTCGCTTAAGCTCTTTTCTTTCAAGGTGTGAATAACCTTCAACAGCCTGTTCACATCTTTTGTGGTAAGCATCTGAATAATCTAGTAGCCATCCTTCAATTTGCTTCTTAGGCAATTCAATTGATGACCCAGTAAGACCATGAAATCTAAAACGATTATAGACATCAAGCGTAGTATTTTCGCCTTCAATCCATTGATCTTCTAGTTCATCCAAGTCTGTCATAATAGTAGCTTGTGTCTTACGAAATAGTTTTTGTTGTGGTGTAAGAACAATTACATTTGATTTTTCTTGTACTGCTTCAGCTTTTTCTTTGAGGATCTGTTTTCCAGACTCAATAAGCGTATCCATTTTCTTTTTAGCACAAGTTTGATAACCATGTAGCTTTTCATCCATGTCCAAGAAACTATTACCTGCTGCAATCCAAGTAATTGCTGCTGGGATATAAGAGAAAGCTGTAAAGTTCCATTCAGGGTTAGCAAGGATAGCCTTTGCATCGCCTTTAGAGTAGTTCTTTTTAACCCAATCTTTAGTTACTTTTGCAAAGTCTTTACGATCAACTTCCATATGAAAGTAAGACTGACATGCGGTCCATGTTTCCATTGGGACACCAGCAAGACCTGTACGAGCTCTTGCACGAACGGTTTTCTTTTTAGTTCTTTTTGGTATAGCCATTATATAACCTCCTCAATAGTAATTTTATATTTCTTAGAATTCATATCAGTCATTTCAATAGTCTTTTTAGTTGATTGAAAGTAACCTTTAGTTGGATGTAGATCCATTTCAATAGGACCAATCAACCCAATGATACCTTGCTCATCATATGCTAATAGAGATTTTCTAACTGTATCAGCAATTTTATCACAATATGCTAACATTATACAGCCTCCCTAATTTGTTTAAGTTCTCTTACCATTTTAAGCTGAGCTTCTAGTCTTTTAAGAACTTTAGGAGTTGCAACCTGTGGGTTATCAATTTCCTGTTGGATGAAATGTGGAAGAACTCTAAGCATTCTATCGATATTTGATGGATTGCCAATTAAGTTCTTTTTAAGTTGGTTTGTACTAATCATAAAATTTCCTTCCTTTTATCATTTTATAAGTATATTATATCTCAGTTTACACTGAATGTAAAGGAAAAAGTGCACAAAAATAACTAATGAAAACAATGGCATGTGAAAAAAGTTGAAAAAAGTTCAGCCTAATGGCTGAACTTCAATACGTTTTCTACCTTAAAAGACCGCCATTCAGATTTCTCTGTATCGAGACAACGAATAACTTGAAGAGTAGCATCAACACCATTGGTGTCATCTTTAGGCTTCTTATCAGCAGGAATTAGATCCTCTTTCAAAGTAGCTTGCATCAATCGCTCTTCACCATTGACTTTGATAAATTTAACTTGACATACTCCATTGCGTAGCATATCAACCATTTCACTTCTTGTATAAGCTTCACTCATATTATAGGTACTCCACAGTATAGGTTTTAGTTGGATTATGGCGTGTATCGTCATTGTCAAAAAACACTTTTGTGTGTGTCTCAACTCTTACTCTACGTTCACCGGTTGTATCATATTCTTCATATGATTTGATAGTGACTTCCTTTAGAAGCCGACGTTCGTCATGATATTCCACATCTGGTAGCATTTCTTTACCTCCTCATTTTTGCTAATTCTTCAGCTTGTTTAGTTCCTCGCATGACTGGTACGAGGTTTGATTTGTGCATTGTTGCGATGCCGACAATAAGATCTCCTGTGTATTGCATTGGCTCTTTTTTTGCTGTTGCGTTTGATGGAATTGTGTCCGACGTCTTGACGCTTGGATATTCCGGGACATCACGGTAGACCGGTTTCTGCGGGACATACTCTTTAAACTCCTTCTTTTTAGCTTTAAGCTGAGATGGATGACAACCTTTATCCATGAGCCACTTGTCATGTTCAGCTTGTGCTTTTTCCCAACCAGGTTTACGATTTGCTTTACGTTTTTTTGTATTGAGGCTTGACATGCCTCTCACTAAATGCATAGTCATATTACTGTCTTTCCTTATATTCTGCAACCATCTTTTTCATCCACCCTTGGACAATCTTTTCTTCTTCTGTTAATTCTAACATATTGAAGTCTTCTACAACACGAGAAAACAAATGATACTTAGCCCACTCAACACCATCTAATTCTTTTTTAGTCTTTGGTAAAGGTACGCTATCATACTGGTTTTCTAGTGTCATTCGCTTTTCTCCCAACGATAAAAAATATGATTACCAATTGTAATTGTTTTAGTCTTAGATGATGCCCATGCAGGTCTTACATAGTCAGCATGATAATGCGTAGCACCATCAGTAAAATCCCAACGTGAATTAGCATAGTATACTTTGAAAGCGATCATACGAGCAATTTCATATACTTCAAAATCAGCTTGTGGTACGACTTCAGCTTTACCATCGCAATACCAAGAAAACTGACAACGGTTTTTTACGGGATAAGATATGTTTTTGTTTTTCCAAGAAGGTCTTGTAGGACCTTGATGTACTACCTCACAAGGTGTATCAGGATAACGATTATCGTTAACTCTATTCATAGTAACCAGACCAACAGCAATCATACCTTTAGTGTTCTGATTACGTGCTTCCCAATAGATATTGTTAGCAATACAACTAATTTGTTCACGTTCAAATGGTGTATTAGAAGTTGCATGAGATGCTGCGCCAAAAGCTACAGCACCTGCAATTGTAAGGCTAGCTAAGAGTTTCATACTAGTTCCAACCTTCATCAGACTCGTACGAAGTTTGATCGGCAAGACGATCACCATAATGC